TTCTTTTCCTAATTATACGGGTTGTATGGAAGTTCAAATCTTTCAGCGCATGCTTGGTAATTATGAAGGACTTCCATATCATCTAACGGTCTATCATACACAGCAAAGTATGCAACATCATGACTTCCTGTTGATGTAGCCGTTGTTCTTGGATTATCACGTCCATTTATTTTTGGGTAGTTGCTAGGCTGATCCTGCAATGTACCGTTATTATAATTACTATCTGTTTGACGCAATCTACCATTAACATATGCTCTTACTCTATTGCCATCATACGTTACTACACTATGATAAAAATCACTTGTGTTGATGCCGCCGGTGCTTGACCAATACCAACTTCTGTCTGTTGTTTGCCATGCCCATTGAAAATCATTACTACTTGTTTGTACTTCCCAGCAACTTTCTTTATTATAAAGAATGTTACCACTGTTAGTATATCTTCTAAATACAACTTCTACACTATTGTAGTCTAGATCGTTACAAGTATTTTCGCATGCTGCATGATCTGACGTATCAAATCTCCAATAACTTTTAAGTCCGTCACTAGTATATGTAGGTGATCCATAAAAATCAAAGTGTCTACCTGTATAGCGATTTTCCGCTAAACTAAGCCATCTTGCTGATGTAGTACCATTTGTACTAGCAGCTAAACTAGCATCTAATAGTATAACATGATCTTCACTTCCTTTTGGTAACCCTCTACCAGTAGATATATCAAACCAAAAACCCTGATAATAGCATTCAGTATAACCTAAATCACTATTATATCTTAATGAACCTTCTGGAGGAGTCGTTGGACGTTGTGCTGTTGTACCTCTAGGTAATGTAATTGCACCAACATCGTTTATGACTGTATTTTTAAGAAGCGCCATATTTTATCCTAATTTCTGTTTTACTGTGTCAATATCTTCTTTTAAGGATTTAATTGCTTCAATTAAGTATGCGCCAATCTTAGTGTAATACACACTTTCAGAATTATCTGTAACTAACTCTGGAATAACTTTCTTAACATCTTCTGCAATTAATCCTGGTTCACTTGTACTTGAACCATCTTTTCTATCATATATAACGCCTGCTAGTTGTACAATTTTTTCTAGTGCGTTTTCAATTGGTTGCACATTTTCTTTAAGAGCAATACTTGATGTCTCTGTTATTGACTGTGCTGTAAACGAACCGCCACAATATAATGCTCCGCCAATACCTACACCACCTGCTACTCTAAATGCACCAGTTGTTGTACTTGAGCTTGCTGTTGTTTCAGGTACATATACTTGACCTTTTGTTCCTGCACTTGTACTATACAATACTAAACTGTTACCGTTACCTTCACCACCTGATACTGTACTTACAAATAAATTACCTGTACTAGGTTGATAAGCAAGTTTAGTATCACTAACATTTGCTCCAGTAATAGTACCACTGTTACTTGTTGAAAACAGCAAGTAGTTATTATTATTTGCTGTACTAACATCATTTGTTACAGTAATACCCGGTGTTGACCAACTTAGTGCGCCTGAGCCATTCGATGTTAATACTTGGTTACTACTACCATAACTATTTGGTAAAGTAAGTGTTAAATCGCTTGTTACTGATGCTGGACTTTTTAATGCCACCCAATGACTGTTGTCATCGTCACCAAGTTTTAGTGTTGATCCTGAATTGACCTGTATATGGCCAGTTACTTTAGTTTCACCTGCGCCATTAGGATCTAGTATCAAATCGGCGTCTGGTTCCAAAGTTGTTACAGTGTTGTCAAGTATTAGTGATTTACCTAATACTGGATCGCCTGCTGTTCCTATTCCTATTTTACGCATATTGTATCTTCCTTATACTGTTGATGTTTCTAAACCGTAAACTACAGCTGAAACACTTAAACTGTTGCTATACACAACTAGCTTTTTGCCTGCATCCAACACAATGCCTGATCTTTCTAGTGTACCGTTGCCAACTAATGTTGTATCGTACTCTATCCATTCACCGCCTGTTGGTGTGTCTGCACTTGCCATCGCTACTCTGATTGTTCTACTTCCTGCATCTCTATTACAAATGCTTAAAGTAACTACAGCAAAGTTATCTGCGGGGACTTCGTATACTGTTGTATTTGTTGCAGCTGATAAATCAGCTACTCCTAATCTTCCGTTTGCCATTTTATTTTTTCTCCATTATCTTAAAAAGTACTGATACGCTAAAGGATATCCTGTAACTGGTCCAGTAAAGTTCATATTTGCTGTAATATTTATCAACTCTCCACTTGCCGTTGTAATTATGTTTGAACTAATAAAAATGTCACCAGCTGTAACACTATTCACGTTCAACGCGGCACCACCGCCACCAATTTGTGCCTCAATGTACGCTTTAATCGCACGTTGGGTTGGCACTACTGTATCGCTGTTGGCTGTAAAGAATGGGTCAGTACTAAACTCACTTACACTTGCTGAGTTACCACCTAGTGTAACTTCACCTAATGTAAGTTCCTGTAGACCTGCAATGTTAAATGCTTCTGCATTCAAGTTTGCAACACCAGTTGCCTGTTCAATTTGGAACAAGTCACCAACTCTAAAGTTACCATCTTGGTCAGTTGATGTAAAGAACACTCGTCCCCCGTTAACATCAAGTGTTTCTTTGGTTTGGTCTGGAGTTTCTAATGGTAGTCCTGGATAGTTAGTAGTTACAAATCCACCTGTACCAATATCTAGGAAGTCGTGTCCTGTTAAACGTACTTGCGAGTATCTAATTCTTGACACTACGCCGTCACCGTCTGTAGGAGCATCTCCTATTGTCATGCTTGGACTAATTTGTAAGAACGCTGTATGTGATCCTGGGTTTGTACCAAGGAAACTAACAACAGTAACCAACTTAAAGAACTGTCCAGGTAAACTAGCAAACGTAATGTTTGAACCAGCTACTGGTCTTTCTGTTAATCTTCTTACAGCAACAAAGTTACCATTTTGTAAGAAGTCTGCATTACCATTTGATGTTGGTCCGTCAACTTCCATACTTGCTGCACTAAATCCTGTTCCTCTATTTGCAAAACTAGGATTGCCTAATGCGCCATTGCCTAATCTATTTTGGAACACAACATCATCAATGTTGTTTGGATCGCCAATTGTAATTGTTGGAGGAGTTGCGCCGTATCCGCTTCCTGCTTCTGCAAGTTTAACTTCAAATATCTTTTCACTTGCAACGTTTACTCTACCACGTGCTCTAGCACCAATTTTGCTTACAGCAACTTGTGTTGTTGTACCATCTGCTATTGTACAGAACAACGGTTCTCTATCTGGATTACCAAACGCTGCTAACTTGTAGCCACTTACGTTTGCTGTAACAGTTAAGTTATTCCATACTAGACCATATTCACTATAGCATACACTATTAGTATCTGCACTTGTTACTACAAACATACCTTGTCCGTATGCAATGTCTGTTGGTAGTGCTGAACTTTCAGTAGCAATTGTAGTTGCTGTCCAGTTAATGCCGTCTAAGCTATAAGCTGCATTAACACTATTATTTGCTATTGCAATAAATCTACCATTACCCCAAACAACTTTGCTCCAGTTTAAACTTGCTGGCAATGTAGTTGCTGTCCAAGCAATACCGTCTGCACTGTAAGCTGCTTGATTAGATCCTGTACGTACAGCAACAAATAGTCCCATACCGTTAGTAATACTAGTAAATCCTGTGTTAGGTAAAGCAGAACTTGTTATTGTCCAACTTGATCCAGCATTGTCTGAATAAGCAATGTCTGTATCGTTTTGTCCAATTACAACAAATCTGTTTGTACCTGCACCTAAGTATCCGTATTGTACATCAACACCAGTTGAAGTGTCTAACCCTCCTGGTAAAGCTGATGTACTAAATGTTGCTAAGTCTTCACTTAGCACCGCTGTACTTGATCCTGTTGCTACAGCAACAAATGCACTTGATTTATATAATGAACTTCCGTCATCTAATAGTCCTGATGAAAATCTATCACTCTGTTGTGGTAGTGTTGCATTAGACCATGTTGATGAATCATAACTTAAAGCTGCTGATGTATCATCGCTTAATGCTACATAAGCACCCTTGCGACCAATACCTGTAAAGTCAAAATCAATAACATTACCAGTTGCTCCTATTGAAGTAAGTGTAATTACTAGATCGTTAGCAGGACTTACTCCGCCTAACGATGTACCTGCTATAGTAATAGTTTCTAATCTTACATAGTCAGCACCTGCACTATTAAGTGCTACATAGTACTTAGATCCAACTCTATCAACATTAAATGTAGCGTTTGAACCTGCACCTGTATATGTAGTAGCTGCTTGGTTGTTAACTTGTTGTGATGTTTCAAAGAATCCAAAGTCTTCATAAACGTTTGATCCTATTGAAGCATCTGTTGTAGTTTTTGTTGGTGCGCTAAATGATACAGCTGGCTCAATTTCATAAGTTGACGAAGCGTTTGGTGTAACAAGTGTTGTGCCTGGAACAAAATGGTCCCAACCTGCTGTACCGTCTGATTCTTTAATAACTGTTGCTACTTTTGTACCTGCATCATATGTATTAATTAAAGCATATAATCCTGCACCTGCGCCACCAACAACAAGTACTTTCATACCTGGATATGAAGTGTTTAAGTTGCCGTCTGTTGCTGAAAGTGTAATACTTGTTGCGTTACCGTCCTGTGCTGTATTACCAGCTGTTAAGTATCCAGTACCACCTGCATCACCGTCTACAGCATCATCAATAACACGAGCTTGTATTAGTGCTTCGTCTCTAAATTCATCACCAATTACTTCTTCGCCTGTACCTGGACCAAACACGTTAAAGTTAACATCTGTATAATCGTTACCAGTATGTGTAAATTCTGCTGTGAGTATTTTATCTTGGTCAGTAATAGCTGATGCTATTGTAGCATTGTATTGTGTTTTGTTATCAACAATACCACTTGTTGGTGTTTCATCTGGATCAACGCCTTCTGCTACTGAACCAAAGTCACCGTATGAGTTGTTACCGTTTGTTGCACGTACACGCCCACCTGTTTCTGCTAGATAACCTATGTGTGCGTAATATGTAAACACTGATACAAGTTCTGCTCTACCGTTGTTAAGAATGTGTGCGCCGATACCGTTACTAATAACTTGTGTAAAGTCATTACTAACAATTGAATCGTTGCCGCCATTATGTAAGTTACCATCAATACGTTGACCAGTTGCACCGTTACCAAATGTTGTACAGTTCTGTACGTATGGCGAACGTGCTGTAATCCAAACTCTAGTATCATCTGGACCCCAACCTGGATCTAGTGATGCATAAGCACCAGCTGTCATTCTACTTGTACCTGCAGTTGTTTCTGCAGTCATGTCACCGTTTAGGCCTTCCATTGTTTGTAATCTTAAACCTGTACCGTTACGTAAGTAGTAGAAATCTTCTTCTTGTGACCCTATTACAGCATTTACATAATATCTAGAAGCATATCTAGTTTTATATGTTGCCGGAATAGTTAAACTAATCCCGCCTGTATATGTTCTTCTATAATTAGGAGCAAATTTTAGATCCCATTGCATAGCACTTAGAATTGATTTAATATCTCTTTCACAAAGTGCTACATTATATTCGTAATCTTTTTCAACACTCATTGCACCTGTATCGTCAGTTACAACAATATCTGCTCCACCAATAGTTGCACTAATAGTGAATGTTGTTGAGCTTAGAATGTTTTTAACATAGTAAGTAGTGTCTAATGCTAGTCCGCCGACTTCTGTGCCAACTCCAGTAAATTTAATTGGTCTATTTTGTCTCAACCATCCTGTAGTTGTAATTGTTAATGCACCGCTTGATGCTGTTGTTGCTGTAACTGTATCTGCATAATAATCATTTACATATGCAACAGCTTCTTTTGCTATAAACTCTTTGTTAAGTTCTAATTGTTGTATACCTGCATACACATCTTGTTGATCAGTAGCACGGTTAGTACCTTCGTTACTTCCACCTAATATTATATCATTAGTTGTAACAAATGTATTGTTAATCTGTGCTAAACTTATTGCTTCTGAAACTTCAGCTCTTGCTGCATTTCTTGCAAACTCGTAACTTCCTAGTGTAGCATCTTTTTGTACACCTGTTACTTTAGCACTTGGCTTTCTTAAGTAACTTATTGCCGCTACAGTTGATGCAAATGTTGTACCTAAACACCAATCGTATCTTGCTGCATCTAATAAGTATCCAACATCTCTTTCACACTTTGCACTATCGTAAGTTAAGTTTGGAAAGTTTGCTGTGATCCAGTTTGTTGTAGCTGTTTTAACTGTTGAAGCTGCTGATCCTAATAGTGAATGGTCAGTTTGTAGTCCTGCCGCTGCACCTGTAATACTTGGATATGTAATTGTTTCACTTCCAGTACCGTTATCAACTATGTTAATAAAGTCATCTAGTAGTGCGCCAATTGCAGTTGCACTTCCAGCGTCTCCTGCTGTACCTGGTATCTGTGAAAATGCAGACTGTGTACCCGGAGTAACTGTAATGTTTCTACCTACAGTTTGCATAATACCTTTTAAGTAACCGTAAGCTGCTAGTGTTGCCGCTTTCTGTGCAGCTGGTAAGTTTGAACTTGCACCAACATGATATGCTTCACCAGCATTAACTGTTTGCCAGTTACCACCGTATGTTAAGTCATATGACACAGCATCAACTAAGTACCCAACATCTTTCTTACATGCTGTTTTACTATATTTTAGATCTGGATAGTTTTCTGTAATATATCCAACTAATTCTGCTCTTAAAAAATCTCTGTTAGCAATTAATAAGTTTCTTGCATATCCATCTGCTGGATCAGCCATTTCGTCTGCTAATGTAAATGTAGCAATAGCTTCTTCTTTTCTGCCCAATGACCAATCTGTTCTACGTCTATATAGTCTTGCTAACTGTTCAACAGCTGATCTTACATAACCAGTTTCGTTGTTTGTTAACGGATACAAAGCACTTTGTGATTGTGCATTTCCTGTTGTTGCTGTTACTGAAACACCTTCAACAATGTCACCAATAATTGCTTCTACTCTTTCAATTGCTGTATTACTATACAAGTAATCTTCAGCTGTTGTAAGTGTTGAATTATTTGATTTTCTTGGTTGCACTTGTGTTGCACGAAGTTCGTCGCCTATAATACAACATTCTGCTGGAACAATAATTGGAAGTACTTCGTAATACTTTCCTGTTGAAACTTTAATTAATGTATTTCTAATTAATCTAGCTGGAATGTCTGTAGCAACGCCTGCTGTAATAGCATCTGTGATAATTTTTGTAAGGCCGGTTATTTCAGCATACACACTTTCTGCTGTTAAGGTTGCATTAAAGTATTGTGCAACAACTGCTGTTGAATTATCACCATTGTTAACTTGATAGTTTACAGCTGGTGCTGTTTGTGCAAGTACTGCTTGTATAACTGTCAATCCGTGATTTATAGTTGCTACTGTTTGAGTTTTTTGTGTTAAGTACGGAGATCCTACTGTGTCATTTACATACGATAAAGCAGCTTCTCTTGATTTAACATTTCCGCCATGTGTGATATCGTGGATAAGTGCATCAACAATGTAACCCATATCTCTTTCACACTTTGCACTATCATAGTCAAAGCCTGTAGTAAATGGTGTTATATTACCTGTAATTTGTGCATCTGTCCATTCAACCATTTCACGTTGTATGAAATATCTATTAAGTTCTAAAATAGATTTAGCATTAGGATTTTTTGCACCTGCACCAACTTGCTCTGCTGCATATCTAATTGTTTTCCAAGGCTTATCAAGCGAGCGTCCGTTAGTAGGACTCGGAGCATCAGTACCGTGTGTTGCAACATAATAAATATCATCTGCTACACCTGAATATGCCCATTCCGGAGTATTGTTTGAACTTACTTGTAAAAATTGTCCTTCAGCGCCAACTGGTAATCTTGCAGGACCACTTCCTGCATAGTATACTAAATCACCTTTTGTAGTTAGTACACTTGCTTCATTACCAATAGCAATTACTTGCCAGTAAGTGCCGTTTACATCTAAGTCTGGACGTGAGTTTTGATTACCACCACCGCCTGCGCCAACTTGAATAGTCGAAAAGTCATCGCCTTCTGAGAAGTGACCTAATACACAAACATATGAGTTATCACCATAACGTGCAACGTCACCTTGTAAGTATTCTACATCATCTACCCATGCGCCTCTCCAACGTAAACCAGTGTTTAGTCGTTGCCAGTATGTTGTGTTTGTTGGTGTTTCATTTTGATGATCTGCTATACACAAATAAGTGTAGCCACCGTATCTTACAACTTCACCAACTCTATAATCTTGTAGAGTACTATCATCTTGCCAGTCGCCTAAGAATCTTAAACCCTGTGTAAATAGTTGCCAGTCTGTTGTTTCAACTACTGGATTCTTTTCTGCATGATTAGTTAGAGCAATATATTGGTTACCACCGTATCTTACAATATCACCCTTTTGATAATTTCTTAATGCTTCCCAATCTGCTTCAAACTGGAAGCCTCTTACAAATTGTTCCCAATTTGCGTTGTTTGTACTAAACAATGTTGCCGCTGTATGTTCTGCTGTACAAATCCAAAGAGCTGCACCATATTGTGCTACATCATTTACTTTATATCTTGTACCAGCAGACCATGAACTTTTGTATTCGATGCCAGCATTAAAGACATCCCAATTAGATTGGTTAAGTTCTAACCCGTCGGCTAGTGTTGCTGCAGATGTATGGTAAACTTTACAAACATAAGTTTGTCCACCATATTTTACTAAATCGTTAATAAGATATTTTGTATCTACTGTCCAGTCGCCTTTCCATTCTAGCCCTTCAGCATATATTTCCCAATTTGAAATATCAGCTTCTAAGCCAGCTGCTACTGTTGCTTGTGATGTATGTACTACTGAACAAATGTATAGTCTAGCACCGTATTGAACTATGTCACCGTATACGTAACCTGTACTTATTGTCCAGCTACCTTTCCACGTTTGACCGTCACTCACTAAGTTCCACTTAGGTGGTACTATTTCAAAGTCTGTAAAGAATTCCGAAGCACTTGTATGACCAATCACACAAATATATACTTTGCCCCCGAACCTTACAACATCGTCTTTATAATATGTGTTGGCAGAAGTCCATGCGTCTTTCCACACAAACCTAATTCTACCTAGTTTAAATTCTGCCATTTTGTAATGCTCCGTTATTGTATTTATACATTTTTTCTAGTCCTTATAAATTACTTCATGCTCTCGTCAAAGTTACGAAGTAATAACATCTGTCCAACATATGATCCGCTTAATCCTGCTGGGTTTCCTAATGCGTCTGCTCCTGGTACATATACTGGAACAGCTACGTTTATTATTTTATTTTGTATGTTGTCTATTTGGTTTTCTGGTCCGCCAACATATATTTGCCCTGCTTGGAAAGCGTTAAGCTCTAAGTCAGATCCACCAACACTTAGTCTATCTGCTAAGAATGTAGCAATAGCTCTTTGTGTTGGAATAACTTGGTTTGAGTCTTCAGCAAACGTTGGGTCTGTACTAAACTCTCTAACAACAGCGCCTGAACCACCAAGTCTAACACCACCTAGTGATAATTCTGATAGACCATCTAAGTCAAAGAACTCAGCACTAATTGTAACAACACCAGTTGCCTGTTGCACACTAAACAATTCACCTGCTCTAAAGTTACCATCTTGGTCTGTACTTACATAGAATATACGTCCACCAGCTGTTTCATATACTTCGTTTTCAGGAGCACTTGTAAAGTAGTTGCCGCCTGCGTAAATGTCTGGATAGTTAGTTTCTATAAAGTTACCTGTACCAATGTCTAAGAAGTCATGTCCTGTAATACGACACTGACTAAAGTTTTCATTAATAGTAACTGACGTTCCGTGAACTAAATCATTTTCATTACGCATACGTGGACTAATTTGGAATTGTACAAGTCTTGTACCATTACCTGTGCCGTCGTCGCCTAAGTCAGTTGCTATAGCTACACGATAACTCTTTAAATCATTTGGATCTTCAGTGTTATCATCTTCAATTATTGGAAACAGTAATTGACTACCAATTGTTGGTACACGAGGCAATCCTGATATCTTAATAATATTTGTATCTGGTATATTATCTGCATAACCGTCACCTGTTACAGTAACTTTAGTAGTACTTGATCTATATCCAATACCTCTGTTTACCCAACTTGGCTGTGCAAGTACACCTGAGCCTACTCTATTTTCCCAACCAATGCCTACTGTAAACTTATTATCTGTAATTGTAAATACTGGAGGATTTGCTTGTGTGTATCCACTACCTGGATCTAGTATTTTAATAGTTTGTATTAGTCCGCCACTTCCTAGTCTTGCTCTTACTTTAACTTGAGCACCTGTTTCAACTTTAGCAATTGCACCAATTTGAATATTCTTTGTACCTATAATCCAACTACCTATATCATTAACTACACCAAATCCTATACCATAATACGGCTTAGTTGAAGCTAATGTTCTGCCTTGCCATACTATACCGTCTTCAGTTGTTGCAGCAAAGTTTGTGTCGTTGCCGTTAAGGTCGCCGCCTACTAATTGATTGTTTGCATCACATATTGCCATGAATACGCCTTCTGCAAATTTAATATCGTTCCAACGCATAACTGTTGAACCATCTTGTGAAGGAACATCTGTACCTTGTGTCCAAACTGATCCGTCGAAGCTATAGTATGTTTCACCTGTTTCTAATAGTGCAAGATATCTATTATTACCATATGCTAAACCTGCAACTTGTAAATTTTCTGTTGCTACAAAGCCACTATCAAATGTCCATGATGTGCCGTCTGTACTGTGTCCTACAGTGCCGTCATTGCCTGCAACAGCAACAAATTTGCCTTTGCCATATGTCATTGCTTGCCATTCTGCTGAAGCACTATCGCCAACAGCATCATTAGGCATATTGCTTGATGTCCAAGTAATACCGTCTGATGACTGAATTACTGTAGTAGAGTTTTCTGCAATAGCAACAAATCGTCCTTCGCCAAATTCTAAATCTACCCATTCCTCATCGAATGGTAATGTAACTGATGTCCAAGCAGTTCCGTTTAAACTGTAAGCAGCTTCGTCGGTTCCTTTTGCAATAGCAACAAATCTATTGTTGCCTGCTCTTACTTTAATCCAGTCAATTGCTCCTTGGTTCGGTAACAATACTTCGTTCCATCCTTGTCCTGTATCACTTTCTAGTACAAAGTTTGGTTTTGCAATTGCAACAAATTTACCACTACGGCCTTTACCTGTGACAACAATAGTTACAATTGAGTTTGAACTATCGTCAGTAACACTAGCAACTTTAATATGACAGTCGTTAGTAATATCTTCGCCACCTAATACACTACCTAAAATATCAATTGAGTCACCAACGGCATAACCTAAGCCGCCATCAGTTACAGTTACTTCGTACACTAGTCCATTCTTAGTAATATCAAACACTGCGTTTGCAGGCGCTAGTCCGTCTTGCTGTTCAACAATACCACTTCCTGGTGTTCCTGGAATATCAGTAAACTCAAATGTTGTATTACTAAATGCAATATCAATAATGTCTCTACCAGACGAAACGTTATAATTGTTTGCTGTAAAGTCAGGCTTAGATGATGTTATTCTGGGTTCAATTTGATATCTTGTATTAGATTCTAGAGTAGCTTCTATTGCTGTTCCTGCTAATACATGATCCCATCCTGGAGTGTTAGGTACGCTTTCTTTGTAAATTGTTGCTGTACTGTTTAGTTCATTGTATGCTTGTATGTAACCATACTGTCCTGTACCAGTACCTGAAATAATATATATTGCTTGTCCTACAAGCTCAGCGGCTGTTGACGTTTCGTTTGGATTTAATGTAATTGATGTTGTATCGCCCTGTGTTGCTTGATTCTGAACGTTAGTATAACCTACGCCGCCTACTGATCCACTGTCTGCAGGATTAACAATTCTTGATTGGAATAGTGATCCATGACGTATATCTTCATGTATTACAGCTGCATTTGCACCTGCGCCAACTATTGTACTAGATGCTGTTGTGTATCCTTCGCCTGCGTTTTCATATTCATATACAAAGATCTCATCACCAAACGCTCCAGCATAAACTCCTGAAACAGTTGCTTCGTTATCTCTATTAAATACTTCTGCAACTAATGGTACTTCGTTAGGATCAATTCCATCTGCAATTGAACCATATGCACCATATGAGTTGTTACCGTTTGTTGCACGAATAACTCCGCCACGTTCTGCTAAGTATCCAACTTGGTTGTAGTATGTAAACACTGACACAAGCTCTGCTCTGCCATTATCTGATATCCATGCACCAATACCGTCACTTAGTACTTGTGTATAATCATTTGCTGTCATAGACTTGTTACCACCATTATGTAATAAACCGTCTACTCGCATACCTGTACACGCAGCTCCAATTGTAGTATTGCCTTGTATGTAAGGTGAACGTTTCATAATCCATGTACGTTCGTCTGCTGGACCCCAGCCTGGATCAAGTGCTGTAAATGCACCCGACGTTGGACGCTGGTATAAGTCAAACACGCCCGGAGGATTAAGAGAACCGTCTAAACCTTCTAGTGTTGTATTACGTACACCAGTTGTATCTCTACATCTAAATAAGTCTAATAAGTTACTACCAGTAATTGCTGCTGCATAACGTTCTCCTGATAATACTGATTTATAAGTACCTTCGTATCGTAAATCATATACTATAGCAGCAATAAAATGTGCAAAGTCTTCAGCTACTCTGTTTGTTCTATATACTTTGTCTGGGTATGTTTGTCTAGCCCATGCATCAACTTGTTGTGATAAAAATGGTCCTACAAGTTCTAATTTTGATGCAGCTTGTCTTCTTTGACTATCAGCTGATATTATATTAGTTGATGTTATTACTGGATCAATAGAGCCACTTCCTGCATTGAATTCGATTTTTTGTTTAATAATATCAGTTAACCCTAATATTATGTTGTTTTCTGAAAGACCTAAAATTGTTGCATCTTTCTTTTGTATTTCGTTGTTGCCAGGCAATGCAGGAACATCTACATTTGATAATAAACTTAACAGTGTACTAGCAAAATAATCCCACATTCCTTCAAGTTGTATTGTTTCATTTTGGTAATCATCGAGTGGAGGATTAGCAACAATGGTTGTTGAACGTAATTCATCGCCCATTACAACAGCGCCTGCTGGAATACTAATAGGCCCTATTTCGACATATCTCCCTGTATTAACTTTAATTTTAATTGGTGTTAGTGCAGGGAATGTTGCTTCAACATATTCAGCAGCAAATCTAACAGATCTAAATGGCTTATCTGGTGATAGTCCATATCCTCTTGTATCCATACCGTGAGTACCTACAAATATTTCGCCTGCTGTACGTAAGTAATCTTTCCAAAATACATTGTCTTCGCCGTCTACTGATAACAGTTGATCTGGTCTGCCAATTGGTACTGATGTTGGTCCTATAGTACTTCCGTCACCAACGTTAGTTCTGCTTAGGTTAAATGTAAGTAAATCACTTTTTGCTGATAAACCTGATACTTGACCTGCTTGTATTAATAAATCCCAATAAAAATATCCACTACCGTTATCGCCTGGGAAGTTGTCATTTGAACCAACATGATATTGATTACATACATATGCATCACCAAAGTGATAAACTACTTCGCCTACAAAGTATCTTCTACCTGTTATCCAAGCTTCTCCCCAAGTTTTACTTGGAATAACTAATTCCCATTTTTCAGTTTGTAAATAGTCTGATGTACTTCCGTCTTCTTCACTAGCACCAATAGACACTCTAGCCATATATAGCTCGCCACCGCGTAATACCATATCACCTGGATTGTATTCTGCGCCTTCTGTCCAATCACCTACAAAATTGTATCCGTATTGTAATTCTACCCAACTCTTTGTACTATCCTGCGATTGCGCTGGTTGTTCGTCTCTATTGTACTTAGAAGCAAAGTATAAGTAACCGCCATAACGCACAACGTCACCTGGTTGATATTCTGCTGTATCAGACCATTCTGACTCGTATTGAAAGCCTGGAAGTTCTATATTAAATTTTGTAGTATCTAACTGATCTGCTAATTTACCATTTTCATCTAAAAGCCCTACAGCTGCAGATTGGTGTGTTTCTGTACATTTCCAAATACTACCACCGTATAATACTAAATCATTTTTTCTATATAATGTTTCTCTTGCCCATGCACCTGCATACTCAATGCCGCTATGGAAAACTTCCCATGCAATATCTGCCGATGTATCAATTGTAAATGCTGCGCCCATTGGTGCATGATATCTGCAAAAGTAATACACTGGCGTAGGTGCTGTGTAAGGCACACTAAAATGTACTTGTCGTGTTGTAGCAATTGCAAAGTTCGAAACATATAATGATTGTGTAACTTCGTTACCGTTTAGGTAATATTTTACACCTTCATTGTAAACTACGCCACTATTATGTAAACCGTTTTCGGTTAAACTTAATAAAAATGGATGTGGATTTTGAATAGGATTGTTACTAGCATCTACGCCGCCGCCGAAAAATAAGTTTGTATCGTCTCCGTCTTCTGGAGGACTTTGATCAAACACATATGTTTTACCTTTAGCAAGGGTAAGCTCTGCTTGTGGTATTCCGTTAAGTGCGTATACGTTTTCTGTATCTTCTGCGTTTCTTACAACAGTAACATTAACATTTGTTGGTGTTGTTACTAAGTTATCTTCTAAGAATAAACCTGATACATGCGGCTCAATACACTTATAAACTATACCGTTATATTTTACTAATGCACCAGGACCGTAATCAGTTGCTGTTGCCCATTCAGTTGTATATTTTATATGTGATACTAGTAATGCCCAATCATCTTTGTTTGTAACAAAATTTGTAGAATCATGTTCGTTAACACAAACCCAAAGCGAGCCATCTTTTTCAACAATATCACTAATTGCATATGTTGTTGCTGTAGCCCATTGACCTTTATAAGATCTACCATCTGTCATTAAGCGCCATCTTGGTGCCGCTTGTGGTGGATTACTTCCTTCTAATACTGCAAGTAAGTCAGTTTTGAATTTAGCATCAGCTGTATGTCCTTCTAAACATACATATGATTTACCGCCAACTCTTACAATGTCATCACGCTTATATACGGTGCCTGCGATCCATTCACCTTTCCATGTATATTTGAAGCGTTCTAGTTTAAATTCTGCCATTTATTTTTCCTCTAGTATCCTGGTCCTGGTCCACCGGTTTGTCCAGGAATTAATACCTGATTATCATTTCCATCACCGTATGCTGGAGACGAAATATTATTTTCAAAAGTTACTTTTTCACTTACAGCCTGTACAAAATGTCCTGTGCCATCTTCGATATAATATGTTAAACTTCTGCCGTCCCAACGTAGTTGTGGATAGCGTAAATTTGGATAAACAATATCTTTACTTTCATTAATGCCGTCTAAGTAATCAATGCCTTCTTCAAAGTCTAAGAAGTTTTCTTCTGATATACCTAAATCGTTAATTGTAATACTATTTGTATCTCCGCCTGCAAGTTGGTCAACTCTAACTAAAAACAGTTCGCCATCATCATTTCTACGTAAACCGTAAAAATATCTTTTGATAAATCCGTTTGCTACGTCTGTTGGATTGCTTCCTATATAATGACTCATTACACTATCTCCACAAAACTTGCTATTGCATCAACAGCATCGTCTACACTAGAAACTACTTGTACGCAGTTATCAGGTGCAACAATTAATTTTTCGCCTGTTGCTACTACCCGCAAACTTGTGTTTGCTGGTAATAAAGAGTCTTTTATATAATAACCCGATATACTTGTATCGTCTTTGATTAACACACTTACATAAACAAAACTGTCTGTAAGATTTGTTAAACTTAATCCTATTACTGTTACACGAGTTGATGAATTGGTTTCAATGATGTCGATAGGTTTAGTACCTACATCTTTTATAACCTTATTTTTAAATATCGTTGCCATTTATTATCCTAAGTATAAAACTGTTTCAATTGCTAAATCTGCTGCGTCGGCAGGATTAATACCTGAACCCGCACCAGCTGAAGATGCCCAGTTTATGCCATCAAATACTTCAACTCTGTCGTCTTCAGTGTTAAACCTGGTCATGCCTACTTCTCTGTAAGCCACCGCAGGTCTTTCTGCACTAGTACCACTTGGTATAACAAGTCCGCCTGTTCCAGCAAACTTGACATAACCGTTATTTGTATTTTCAAATTGAGTTATACTATTCGATACTGTATTTATTATCCTGTTGCCATCGAAGGCAAAATTCTCTATTACAACTCTACCAGTTCCAGCCGCACTTAATATTAAATCTTGATCTGTTGTAATTGTACTAATTGTATTTTGCTCAATTTGTACATCATCAACAGCAAATCTATCTGCATAAAATCTATTTGAATCAATATTAGCTCTTACAGTATCTTGTGTATAGAATCTAATAATATTATCATTTTGGCCTTCAACTAGTTCTGCTGTAACTTTTGTATCGCCGTCTAAATCTTCAACACCTTGTAGTATAATCCAATTAGTTCCGTTATACCCTTCAAATCTATTTAAATCTTGGTTATATCTAATTT